GCAAAAGAATTGACAAGAGTTATGCAAGTGTTAAACGTAGAAAATTGCGATGTGGTGATATCAAATGGCCTTTAATCTTGACAACTACATAGATGTGCCAACCCGTTTGCTTGAAGCATTAAAACGGTGGCCTGATCTACGCATACAAGAAACGGCTAGTGAAATGGTTACAATGCCGGACGGTTCATATTTTTACCGTTGCACCGTTTCAGTGTGGCGCGATGAAAAAGACCCAATACCTGCAATTGCTACAGCCGCCGAACCATACCCAGGTAAAACGCCCTACACAAAAAACAGCGAATTTATGGTGGGAATGACCAGCGCGTTAGGACGTGCATTGGGTTATATGGGTTGTGGTTCCGCTAAAAGCATTGCCAGCCGCAACGAAATAGAGGCACGTTTAGATCAACCAGCATCCACCTTTAATGTGCGGTTTGCTAGCCCTAAAAGCATTGCATATTTAAAATCATTGGCTAGGGGTGCTGAATATGACGACCAAGGCACATTGGCATATATTCAACACATTTTGGGTGTTGACGATGTGATCATAGAAACGCTTACACAAGATCAAGCAACACGCGTCATAGAGGCATTAAAAAACAATGAATAAAACAGCATGGTTAGCAATCACATTTATGTTGTTGTTAGCCGTGTTATTGTCGCGCACCGATAAATAAAAACCCATTAGACCGTTCACCGTTCGCATGGTGTGGGGTTAATCCACGGGAACGTGGTTTGATTGGCGCGTACCGGCACATGCAACACGAAATGGGTTGGTCAAAGCGTCAAGGCGAGGCAGTAACAACATGTCATAGATAAGCAATGGGAACGGGTTAGGGCAACCCCGTGGGTGGGCATACTTGCACTAGGTTTTCAAACAACAACTACAGTTACATAAAACAAAACATAAACAGAAACGACAAACCCGACATGCAACACACTTACAACAACACGCGGACAAGGCGCCTTGGCGCCGCGTCAGGACAAGCGAAGCGCGTCAGCCATGCCTAGAGGCCACACAACCAATGACCCCGAATACAGACGCAACCGCCTAGAGATACTTAAAGACCAACCACCATGCATACGATGCGGACAACCAGCAACAACCGTTGACCACATAATAGAAATACAAACAGGCATAACAGACCACGGACTACACAACCTGCAACCAATGTGCAGACGATGCAACAGTGCAAAAGGCCAGCGAACTAAAGGCGCAATCAATCAAGAACGACAACACCACCGCAACGAAGCAATGCGAACACACAACACACAAAATGAAAACAAGATTTTTTTACACACGCCTTTATTGCCCCCGCCCCAATGCTTGTCTATATCCGAAAAAAGCCTAAACCAGCCTGAACCGGCCAGGATTGACCACAACTTGCCAAGGTTGGAAACGGCTTGGCCTGATACGGTCCAATCGTTTGGTGATGAACTTGGAGCCTTTGCTTTAGAGTTTGCCGGCATTGACCTTTTGCCTTGGCAACGTAGGGTTTTAATTGGTCAACTTATGCATGACGGTAATTGGGACCACCCACAAGGCCCAGCGTTATTAAACCGTGTCAGTTTGTGCAGTGTTGCACGTCAAAACGGTAAGACCACTGCCCTTATGGTGCTTATTGCGTGGTATCTCATAGAGGTACCTAAGTTACGTGGCAAACCAATCACAGTGTTATCTACAGCCCACCGCCTTGACTTGGCGGTTATGTTGTTTGACGAATTAGGCCCAATTTTGGAAAAGAAATACGGCGCCCATTTAGTGCGGTCCTATGGCCGTAACCAAGTGATAATGCCGGACGGTTCCAAATGGTTTGTGCGTGCGGCTAACCCTTCCGTTGGTCACGGTATGCAAAACCTTGCGCTAATTGTGGCGGACGAAATTTGGGACATTTCACGCGAAGCAATAGACGGCGGATTACTACCGGCACAACGCGCCCAACGGTCACCGTTGTTATCTATGTGGTCCACTGCCGGCACGGAAAACAGTTTGGCTATGTTGCGTTGGCGTGAACAAGGGTTACGCATGATTGACGAAAAGAAAACAGGCAATTTTTATTTTGCGGAATGGTCACCACCACCGCACGTTTCACCAATGACCCCCGAAGCATGGGAATATGGAAACCCAGCGTTGGGCTACTTTTTGACACCTGAAACCATATTGGCGGAAAGCCAAAACCCTGACCGCGCCCAATTTTTACGTAGCAGTTGCAACTTATGGGTGGCTAGTGACAAGGGTTGGATTTCCCCTGGGTTGTGGCCTGAATTGGAATATGAAGGCGAAATACCAGCCGGTGGCGTGTGCGTTTTGGAAACCAGTTTGGACGATACACGCTATTTTTGTGTGCGTGGCGTTTCGTTGACGGACCGTAAAACTTTAATAACAGTGGAATTTATGGTGGATACATTTGCCCAAGCGTTAGTAGAAATTGAACGATTAGCCAAAGACCCGTCAATAAAATTTGCGATAACCCCAACCGTTGACGTCCATTGGCCGTTGCATTTAGAACGCCGCCGCATTGTGTGGGGTTACGGCGAATTATTGAAATATACGCCGGTAGCAAAAAACATGATTACCGAAAAATTGTTGCTGCACACCGGTGAACAAATGTTGGCCGAACATTGCCAACGTGCCGTAGCGGTACGCACACAAGGCAGTATGGTTTTATCTAGTCAACGGTCACCAGGGCCAATAGAACTTGCACGTTGTTTGGTTACCGCGGCTTGTCTTGCATCACGCCCACAAGTCACCGGCAAACCAATGGTGGTTAGCGCTGGGCGCTAAAGTGGTCATGGCGTCAACCTAGTTTGTGCCTTTTGTCGGGATACCCACAACTAGGTTGATGCCACCAAAACTTAAACAGAATGTGACACACTAAACCTATGGCACTTTTTAATCGCGTCTCTAAAGCGGCTATTTCTCCGCCCCCTGGAAAAGCGGCCGCCGCATCGGGTGCCATGTTTTCGCCTAGTGAACCTTCCGGCGCTGGAATGGTTGGCCAGTATTGGTCCTATTTCCAAGGATACGACAGACAAAAAGCCGTATCCGTAGCCGCGGTTTCACGTTCAATTGACTTAATGAAAAGCGTTGTTAGCACAACACCACTACGAATGTTTGGTGAAATGTGGGACGAAAAAAGTGGAGACATTGAAGAAATACCGTTGGCACCGCGTAGTTGGTTAAAACAACCGGACCCAACCGTTCCGTACTCATTTATCATGGGGTGGACACTGGACGATTTATTTTTTACTGGCTCTGCGTTTTGGTACATCACCGAAAGAGAAAAAACTACTGGACGGCCAGCGGCCTTCTCGCGTTTGCCTTCCGCAATGGTGACCTTGCAAGATCAGCCAGGAGCCGTCAGGTTCGGTAAATCTAAAGCAATGTATTTTCAAGGCAACTTATTAAACCCCGATGATGTAGTGCAATTTCTTAGCCCAATTCAAGGCATTTTGTTGCAATCACCAAACGTGGTTAACACTGCATTGAAATTGGAAGCCGCAAGGTATCGCAATGCGTCAAGTGCAATTCCTGCCGGCGTATTAAAACAAACGGGGGGTGAACCGTTAAGCGCACAAGAATTATCGGACCTTGCCGCATCATTTAATTCGGCGCGTGCAACAAACCAAACAGCCGCATTAAACCAATATGTGGATTACCAAGAAACAAAAACAGACCCTTCCAAAATGCAATTAATGGAAGCCGCAACATATCAGGTGGGAGAAATCGCACGATTGTGCAACATTCCGCCATACCAACTTGGAATTTCTAGCGGCGGATATCAATATTCAACAGCAAGTCAAGCAAGAATTGACCTATACGTTTTTGGTGTTGCCCCATATATGCGTGCAATGGAAGAAACATTATCTAGTGATCAAGTTTTGCCGCGTGGCACGTTTGTAAAATTTGACATAAATTCGTATCTTGCTGAAACTTTTTTAGGTGATATTGAAGACCCAACCTACGCACAAGAAGAAGAAGAAATAGAAATGCCCGAAACACCGGACATGGCAGAAACAGAAATGGACACAATGGAATGATCAAATTTAATAGCGACATCATCACCGTGGAAGCCGCCGCAAGTGACGGCACACAAACACGCACAATTATGGGCATTGCCGTGCCGTACGGCGTAACAGCCACCGTCAGTGACGGCACCAAGGTTATGTTTGATAAAGGCAGTTTGCCGGTGGAAGGTAAAGCACCACGACTATTTATGAACCATGACAGCACCGCCGCCATTGGCAAAATCACTGCACGAACCGAAGGTGCGGACGGAATGTATTTTGAAGCCAAAATAGCCAAAACAACTATGGGAAATGACGCGTTGGAATTAGCGTTATCAGGCGTTTTGGACAGCGTTAGCGTGGGTGTAAATCCGACTAAATACAAGTTTGACGCTGACGGTGTAATGCATATTCAAGCCGCTGAATGGGTGGAAATCAGCATGGTTGCAGTGCCGGCATTTTCAGGCGCACAAATAACACAGGTTGCGGCCAGCGAAGATGAAACCGTGCAAGAGGGTATCCACCAAAACGATGTAGAAATAAGTAATGTAGAAACAGAAGCCGAACAGGAGAACGAACCCATGAACGAAGCAACACCAGCCCCAGTAGAAGCAACAGTGCCAACAGCACCATTGCCAGCACAAGTAAAAAACAAATTTGAAATGCCAACACCTGGCGAATACATGGCCGCAATGCATATTGGCGGACAAAATTTTGAAAATGTAAACCGTGCTTACAAAGAAGCAATGGCCGCACGCAAAACAGCGTTTGAATTTGCGGCCGGCGATGAAACCACCGGTGATTTGCCCGGCCTCTTGCCTACGCCCGTTTTGGCACCATTGGTACAAAACCTAAACTACATGGCCCCTGTGTTCAATGCATTTGGCGCACGCGCACTTCCTGACGGTAACGGTAAATCTTTTATCCGCCCAACAATTGCACAACACACATTGGCTGGACAACAGTCAACACAGTTGACCGGTGTCACCGCACGCACCATGGAAATTACCGACAACGTGGTGGACCGATTGACTTTTGCAGGGCAAGTTACCTTGTCCCTACAATCAATAGATTTCACTAGCCCACAGGCCCTCAATTTGATTTTGTCCGACCTCGCAGGCCAATACATGTTGGCAATTGACGGTTACGCATCAAGCGAACTTGAAGGCGCATCAACAAATAGTTACCAGTGGAACGACACAACAGACCCAGCGCAATTGCTTGAAGGTATTTACAAGTGTGCATACGATGCATCAAAAGACACATACTTTTATGTTGACACCATGTTTATGTCAACTAAAGCATGGTTCACGGTTGGAAAATTGGTGGACGACCAAAA